ATGATCTTGTTCCCGCCCGCTCGATTGATCTTGTACGTATCCCGATCGCTGGCGAGTCGATCGCATTCAATCAACTCAAGAGCCAACGGAACAGGGCGATAGATTCCGCGATACTTGTTCGACGGAGTCTTGACGATGTGAATCAACACCTCGCCAGCCTCGACCATTTCACGCTGCGCAAGTTGCTGAATCTCGTAGAAGTTCAACCGACCATTCACGTCAGCAACTTCGCACCATTCCTGCCACACCTTGTCGCGAATGTCGTTCACATCCTCGACGTCAGTTCCTTCCGGCGTTTCGACTTGAGACTGTGCCGTGATTCCACAGCCAACGACGGACGAAACAATCGTATCGACAACGCCCCAGGCATAAGCATTGTCACGAACCAATTGACGCGACCACGCTCGCAAAGAGTCAGCACCAAACGGACCGAGCAATTCTGAATCAGCCGACTGATTCTTCGGCTTCTTGTTGTTAGTCAGCCGACTTGCTTCGGCCCCGGAATACATTCGTTCAAGTGCTCGCCGTTGCTGCGTTCGTCGCACAGCCGCTTGGGGACTGAAAACACCGATGATTCTGTCGAGAGTGCTGCCAATCATCGACTCGTCCTTTGCATTTTGGCGAGTCGAAAGATGCCGGTTGATTCGCGGTCAACCTGCTGCTGCAACATGTTTCGCTGTTCGAACAGCGTGTTCAGATCAAGCGCCGTGACTGTGCGCGATCCGATCGAGTACGACGATGCACCACCTGTCAGGAGTGCTTCGATCGCTGCGTCGATTTGTGCCAGCAAAGAAGATGCGGATGCCATGCCCGCAGTTTTGCGGGACGGCTCGACGCTTTGGAATTGTCATTTGCCAGCAAGATAGCAACAAAAAAAGGCAGGATTGCTCCTGCCTTTCGAATCATGGATTCCCATGCCTTACCTTGCCAGCCGTGCCTTACCTGGCCTTGCCTTGCCAGTCCATTCATCCTTTTCGTGGATAAAACCACTGCTTTGTCTTTTCTCGCAATTGCCTCAGCATGGATACTTGATCCAGCAGCCGAATCATCTTTACTGATCTGTTGTCCGGATGAAACGCGTAGTAAACACGCAGGCACAACTCTGTTTGATCTGAGCCGCCAGATTTCAGTGTGCCATGATCCAAATTTTTTAGCAACGCCAAAATAGATGAAGGAAGCCCCTCCAAATCCATCGCAACAAACGCGCGATACAGCCGACACAATTCTTCTTTGCGATCAGGAAACTCGCCCATCAAAAACACGATAGCGGCCCTCGCTGGAGCTGCAGACCGATACTTGACCGTACTAGTGACGCACGCATGCACGGCAGTTAGTTTTTCGCGCAAAACCTCAATCGCATGCTCCACTTCCGCCATTGTCACAAGCACGTTGCTAGTGAGTGCAATTCTAAGAAATGCCATTGCTGTTTCCTGATCTCTTCTGGAAACTTGCAGCACCTCAAAAATGGATCGTTTTGCCTGCATGTCAATTGGTAGCTTCATGGCGTCTTCTTGCGTGTTGTACCTTGCAATAAACGCCGCCATCGGCTTTCCCGCAAGCACAATCGCCGACAGGCGATGCTGCCCATCGACAAGCATGCCGCGAGAATCAAACGCTATGCACTGGTGTGTGACCCTCCAATTATCGTCGAGTAGATCGCGAGCGTACTTTTTTACCACCTGCGTTTTTATTCCACGATTGTTTTCGTTGTTCTCCCTCAACCATTCTCTGGCCATTTCTGGCGTCACACTTGTTAGCGTAAAGGTGATCATCTTTTAATCTCCATGAAATGCAAAAACCCTCGCACAAGCGGGCTGGCTCATGCAAGGGTTAGTTGTGGCATTGCTGCCAGTGCACTTAAATCACTCCAGCCCGAGTGACGATGATTGAAAAATAACATCATCCGCTATCGTGTCAACTCTTTTTCGAAAACCACATGCACCCAAAGAAAAACAGCAACAGCCCGACGATTGCAAGGCCAACGCCGCCTGCGTGAATCATGTCGTAGTAGGCGTCATTTGCTGGATTGTGCGATACGGCTCTGCGGGCAATTTCTCCGCCGATCATACAGAGGATTGGACCGGTGAAGATGGCGATCCCTGATGTGTGTTTACTCATTCGCCTATCTCTTTCCACGTATGATTGCAGAACTCACACTTGCAGTATCGCACACGCCCGACAGTCCGGTAAACCTTTGAGCAAGACCGCCCGGCGATGTCAGGGTCCAATTGCCGCAACCGAGTGCACGCTGAACAAGGCTTCGGTTCAAATGCTCGCGGCTTCGGCTTATCGGCGGTTTCGGAGACTTTGAACCCATCCGCCCGCTCGCTTCTTTGGAGTTCCGTGTCTTTGATTGGCGGGCTTTCCTGGCGGTTTCGCTTGCTCATTTGAGACTTTCTGTCGTGGAGTAACTGCTGGACCATTCGGATTTTCCGCCGTTGGTGACAAAAGATAGACACCGCGAGCACCTGCTGCGGCTGCTGAGAGATACGTCGCGTCTAGCCAGTGGTTGTTTTCGTTGACAACGTTCCAATAGGTCTTTGTGCCCTTGCCTTCTTTGAACTCTGTGACCAGTTCTTCGGCAGCGATATGTTGAGCAAATGACGTGTGCTTGCGATCGTTGGGCATTGTGAACAGAGACAACGCACCACGCCTGAGCATGTTCTGTTCATCGAATGTCGGCGTTAGGAATCGCTCGTGCACGAATTGCTTCCAGTAGTCGGTATCCAGTTCGTACAACCAAAGGTGCTGTGCTTCCTGGTATGCCGCATGAAAGTGATTGCCAGGCTTGATTCTGTCTGTTTCAGTAGTCTTGTCGCGGTAGTTTCCGATGCCCTTTGAGACGTAGAACGGAGAGCCGCCGACTTGACGAACAAATTCATAGGCCGCATCAGTGAACGTTCCGGAGTCGATGAACACCGCATCAACGCGACGATGTGAGCCAGCCGCATCAACGTACTGTTTTGCCAGCAATTCGTCACGCCAATTCAGCAGCGTTTTGTAAATCTGTGGCTCGCTTGATTCGTTGTCCATTGCCTTGTCAGTGCCAGCAACTTCTGCTCGCCCGTAGTCGATCACGCAACCGCCTGCACCTTTCCACCATGCCACGACAACCCAGTGACAGAGATACTTGCCAAGGTCGATGCCTGCTGTGATACAACTAGCATTTGCTGGAAGTTGGTAGCGATCCAATCCGCTGAGGCGACTTGCAACAATTTGCCACGTCAGCCCGCTGCCCTGTGGTCCAACTTCTTCAGGTGGATCGTTGTCGATCTCGGTAGCAACAGCTTTCTTTCCTAGGTCCGCGACTTTGTTGTAGTAGGACTGAACCGCTGAGAGTTCCAGTGGTTCGCCGTCCTCGTGCAACTTCTTTGAGTGTGACGAGGGATTGCTGATGACCGATCCGCGTTCAATCTCTGGCATGTTGTCGCGCCAGAACCTAAATGCCTCTCTCGCGTCTGGATCGCCTGCCGATCGCTCAATACGGAGTCGCAAATACTCCTCGACCAAATCCATTCGGTCCGGTGGCGTGATTAGCTTGCGGTATCGCTTACCTTTCCAGCTTGGCTTTTGCTTTGGGTCTGTGAATTTGAACGCGACACACTTTCGATTTTGGATTGTGCACAAAAACACACGGGCAACACGTTCTGCTGACGATGCAAGGCCGCCGATATCCTGCTCGATGATCTCCTCGTTCTTTTCGATGAGTGCGTCAGATTCCGCTGCCTGTCTGTCCTCGATGTCGTCAATGATTGCGATATCTGGACGAACGTCGCGGTAATTGGTGCCACGGATGCCGCCGTCGATTCCGATTGAGGCAAGGATCTGTCCATGGCTCACAGGCTCAATATCTTCCGGCCAATCGTCGGGGAGTTGATGCCTGCCAACGGTCGGAAAGATTATATGATCGGCAGCAAGTTCCGCGTTCGTGTACTCGCCCGCAACGGTCTGCATTCTGGCACGAGACGACCAACCACCAATGGCTTTCAATGGCTCGCAGAGTTCCGGAAAGTCTTCCAGCAACAACGGAGACTGCTGCAACTTCTCGCGCACAGTCCGCAGTTCTGCTTCGCTCTTTCGTTGGTTCTTTCCGATGACGATCGGGAAGCGACTCAGGCCGCACAGGACGAGATACAACGCGGTATAAATCGCCAGTTTGGTTTTGCCCTCGCCTCGTGTTCCAGCGATTGCCTGATCGCCCCCATAGCGTGCCGCACGCACGATTGATTCGTGCATGTCGCGCCGGTCTGCTGTGAATGGCTCAAAGAACACGTCTGGGAAGTATGTTGTCAGGAACAGTTCGCCATCTTCGAGTGCCACCATGCGGCGGACTGGATCTTTTGGAATACTGATTTTTAGGTCACGTTCTGCGGCTCGTTTTCGAGCCATCAACTCACGCTGCTTGGTTCGCTCGTCAGCTTTCAGCAGATCCCGCGTCTCCTGGTGCGAGTTTAGCCAAGACTCCAGGCGGGAGGTTTCTAACGAGTTCAAGTAGTCTAAAACGTCTTGCGTCATCCAGTGCCTGCTTTTTTAGTGCCACTTCTTCTCGCTTCAAATCCGTTGCGTCCGCTTTCACCAATGCCTGAAACGCCTTGATTCGGATTTCGTCGTCCATTCCATTCTGAACGATGTCGAAAAGAGTTGTGACAGCCTCCTGCAACTTTTCCGGATTGTTTGCCAGCCAGCCACGATTCAGTGCACGACCGATCAATTTCACGTCCGCAATGGAGTTGACTTCCATGCGAGCCCCCTCCCCAAATTTTGCCTGAGCTAACTAACTTACGTTTCAGAATCCTGGGCTTTTTCGACCGTAAGCGAGGGGCACCCCCTCTAAAGATCGTTTGGCAAAAAGTTTTACCAGTACTCTTCACCGTCATCGCCGCCACAAGTCTCAGCCACCAGTTTGCACCATTGAATGAATTCGTGCAGCGGTAATGTGTTTTCTCGATATGGACCACTTCTAAGCACAGTATTCGCTCGCAGTTGCGCTTGCCATCGCTGCCTTCGCTTGCAGTATGTAACGCCTTTCATGGCCCAACCGCCTCCTGATACGCCGCCTCCCCGCTCTGCGTGTCCGAATCAATGATAATCCTCAGCCCCTGCTGCATCACAGGAAAGCTGTCAGTGTCACCCGATTCAGTGACGATAAACGTTCCCCAGAATACGCCGGCCTCATCGACACCACCGCTGCTAAAATCGTAGTTCACTGTCCCTGATGCCGCCGTTACCACAGTCACACCCGTTGATGTCGCACTGATCTTCGTTGTGCCATCCGCTGCGTTGACCATCTTGAACGTGACGGTCTTTCCGGTCAGATCGACAACCTGCAAATCTCCATTGGAGTCAGGCTGTTTGAGCGTAACTGGCAGCACTGTTCGCAGGTCACCAACGCGGCGTCGATGTGTTTGCTGTGTCATCTGCTACTCCCCTCAAT